GAGGATGTCGCCGCCAATGATGCTGTCGGACGATCCCGTCTTGATGCTGCCGGCGACCGCGAGTCTGGCGGAATTGTCCGGTGCCTGACCGATGCCGATGTTGCCCGTGCTACGCTTGACCGTCAGCACGTTCGTGACCAAGCTCGAGCCGCCGTCGCTGTACGAAGTGAGCGATAGGTCGCTGCCAGTGTTGAGGCCCGACTCGGTGCCGGAGATAAGCCACTGCCAGCGGTCTTTCCAGCCGCTCACGTACCTCGCGAACTTGAGTGCGCCGGCGCTGAGCAGCGCGCGGAACCCCGACGTCGCGCCGTCCTGCTGCGCCAGCGATCCTGTGACCGTCGTCGGCGCGTTGAGCGCCAGCGTGCCCGCCGCCTGGTCGGCGGAGACGTAGGGATGCGTCAGCTGGCCTGCCGTGAACGCCTGCATCACGATCGCGCCGGCCGCGAACGACTGAGCCGACGTTCCCTCCTGCCCGCGCTTGACGCCGCGGAGCGTGAGCGTGCCGTCGCCGTTGTCGGTCAGCGACGTGTACGTGACGATCTCGGTCTTCGTCGGCGTGGTCAGCGAATCGATCAGCGTCGCGATGGCGACGCCGTTCGACGCCGCGTCGCCCGCCGGGTTCGCCGGGTTCTGAAACACGCCGCTCGCCGCGTTCACGACGATCGACGAGGCTACGCTATTGATCGCCGTGTGCAGCGTGACCCTGACGTTGTTTGCGATCTTGTAGCGTCCGAGCATGTCAGGTCTCCTTGACCTTCAGCCTGAAGTCCACTTCCTTGACGCGGCCGTCCTCGGTCTCGATCGTGAGCGTCAGCTTATAGGTCACACCGTCGACGCCGCCGGAGAGCCAGACCTTCACGCGGTGCGATCGCAAGCCGGTCGAGCCGACTGGCGTGTCGTCGTCGGTCATGCGCACGACCTGCTCGATCGTGAGATCCGACGTATCGCCGGCGCTCGCACTCGCGACGACGCACGTCGCGCTCTCGATGTCGTCGCCCGGGATCTGCTCGAACCACGGCCGGAAGTCGATGTCGTATCCGAGCGTTTCGCCGGGTTGCTTCGTGAAGGTCTTCATGGCCTGGCTGTCGTCCGTGATCGTCAGCGTCCAGTCCTCGGGGCCGATGACGTCCGACCAGTCTTCGGGATCGATGACGAGGGTCCGGAAATCCGGCTCCGGGTCATATAGGTTGATCCAGACCGTCGCCTCGCTGGCCGCACCGGCAAATGCATCGGCGAACAGCGTGCGCGTGCGGAGCACGAATCCTTCGGCGTTGATCTCGATTGTCCCTTCGCCACCGAATTCACGAATAGTGAAATAGGGCACGGGCTCGGCCGTCGCGCCGGCCGTGACATCGGCGGCCAGCTTGATCGCGAGCTTGACGTCGGCCTCGGCTTCGCCGGAGATGCCGCACGTCGCCTCGCCGGCGAGCTTCGTGTCGAGCTTCACGGCAGGTGCCGACGCGTCGACAGTGACGGTCGCGACGGCGTAGAGCTTTTCGGCGTATTCGACTGACGCGAAGGCCTGCGGCGAGCCGCAGGTCACCTCGGCCGAGAGACCGCGGTAGTGCAGCAGCGCCGGCGTCGTCGCCGTGATGGACACGTTCGCATCGGCGCCGAAGATCCGCTCGGCGCGCAGACGGGGCCGGATGTTCGTGCGCGCGCCCGCGATCGCGGCCGCCGCCGCCAAGGCCGCGGTGCGCGTGAGATGGACTTCCGTCGTCGGCACGCCGGCCGTGACGTGCTCGCCATGCACCGAGACGATAGCGCTCAGCGTCGGGAAATTCGCGGTCGCGCCCGCCAGCTGCGGGTTCGACTGGAACATCACGTAGCGGTTGACGGCCGACGTTGCCTGCGCGGTCGAGAAGACCGTGCCGGTGCCGTGCAGGAACTTCGTCGGGTCGATCGTGCATTCGGCGTCCGCGCCGACGACGACGTCGGCGCCAAACTCGGCGTAACGGACACCGCCCTTGCCGCCGCCGACGATCGTGTCGGGGGAGCCGATGCCGCTCGCGCCCGCCTGGACGCTCGAAAAGCACTGCCGGAAGATGATCGTGTCGGCGTCGTCGACGGTGGCGCCGGCCGCGCCGCTCGCATCAAGGCGGCGCACCCGGATGAGCTCCGGCGCCTCAGCAGTCGCACCGCACGAGACGTTCGACTCGAGCAGCGCGTCGAACGGGAACATGATGCCCGTCGCGCCGCAGCTGACGTCGGCGGAAAGCAAGACGTTGAAGCTCGCGCCGAGCAGGCTGTCCGTGAGGACGAACGCCTGGGCGTACATCATGCGCATCGGCGCCATCGCGACGCCGGTGTCGGGCACGGTGGCGCCCGCAGAGACGGCAGCGCGGATCGAGCGGCGCCGGTACAGATTCGTCGTCTGCGCGGCGCCGCACGTGACCGTTGCCTTGAGCCCGCGGCGGCGATACAGGATCGGCGGCGTCGCCGTTGCCCCTGCGCTCGCCGCCGCCTCCAGACCGACGATCTTCTGAAGCTGACCGGTGCCGTTGAGCTCTTGGGCGTTGAGCCAAAGAGCGTTGAACACGGGCTAGCTCAGTCGAAGGTGATCTTCAGTGCGTTCGCCGGAAAACTCGGAACGTCGGTCGGATCGAGCGTCTTCGACGCCGTCAGCGGCCCGTAGAACAGCATGTTTCCGAGCGTCGCCGCGTCGAAGATCGCCCAGTGGGAGATCGTGACCGAAGACGAGCCGCCGACCGCCGGGAAGACGATCGTGTTGCCGTTCTGCGTCATGCCGTTCGAGTCGATCGCGGTGAACGCGCTCGACGGCGTCGAGCCGCACGAGACGCGGGTGTAGCCGCTGTAGGACGCTTCGCTGCCGCCGCCGGCCTCGCCGGGATCCGACGTGAACAGCGCCAGGAACACCTCGCCCGGCGACGTGAGGGACACGCCTCGCAGCGCGCAGTCGGCGAACTTGCCCTCCAGGTAGTTGCTCAATGCACCAGCCATAGCACGCTCCTTGTGCTCTCAAAGGCCCCGGCAATCCTTTACCGAGACGGTCACACAAACGGTCGCGGCTGCACGCGCAACAGCACGTGCGCTCCGCTGACTTGCTTCCGCTTCGCGCGGACGATCCAGTCCTGCCCGATCGCGTCCTGTCGCAGCGATTCGGTGGGGTTGTAATAGGGCATGCCGGGCTTCGCCATGAGCTCGGCCTTCGCCAGCGCGATCAGGCCAGGCCGATACTCCGCCGCGATGTCGTCCGGCAGCGACGACGCGTTCTCGAGCGGCACCAGCGTCACGTAGGCGGTCAACGGGCCCGTGTCGCCTTCGCCGGGTGTCGGCCACACCGCGAAGGTCTGCGCCGACGTCGATTGCGCCCAGATCCGAGGCGGGCCGATCGACGGCGAACGCGCGAGCAATTCGCGCTCGCGCTCGACGCATTCCAGCAGCCGACCGTTGTACTTCAGCCACACGATGCGCTCGACGCGCGCACCGCTCGGCGCATCGATGTCGTAGACCGAAGTACCAGGCTGCGCGGCCTGATCGTCCAGCTGTTCCTGCCAGACGTGCGACTGGCGGCAGAGCTCCGCAGCCGCGCGCCGGAGCGCGCCCAGGATCACGATGTCGGGCGCGGCGGGCAGACCGGCGCGCGCGTTCGGCAGCATGTCCTCGAAGCGCGCCACGGGTTACGCCCCCGTGCGCGCTTGCGGAGCCGCGGCTGGCGTCGGCGTCGCCTGCTGCGCCGCAGCCGCTAGGAATTCGGTGCTCATCGTGACCTGCAGGCTGTTCCCGAAGGATTCGATGTGCACCTGCGCGCGCTGCATGTTGCCCGCGTAGCTCGCGTCTTTCGCGTAGCAGCGCGCGAGCACGAAGTCGAGTAGCGCGTTGATGTACTGGTCGGGCAGCGTCAGGAGGTCGGTCGCGCTCGTCGGCGAGCCGTCCGCGTTCTTCAGCACGGTCACCGGCAGGCCCGAATAAACGATCTCGGCGTAGACGTTGCCGCCGCTCGGAATGGCCGGGTAGACGTAGAAGTTTCGCGGCGCGACGTTGTCGAAGATGTAGTGCTGGACCGTCGGCGAGGGGTTGGCGAAGTGCCAGTCGGGCACCTCGTTGTCGAGCGCGACGCGCGAGCACTCGCGGATCGCGCGGCCCGGCGTCTTGCCGTCGCTGCCCATGTTGCGTACCGCGCGGAGGAACCGCACACCCTTCGGTGTCGGCACGCCGTTCGGGTCGGTGCCTTCGGTGGTCGGGATCGACTGCTTCGACCCAGCCACGAGCTTCAACGACGCCGTGACCGAATTCGCATCGGGCCGCAGCAGGATGATCTGCCGCTGCCCGTCGTTGATGTAGTCGACGAGCTCACCCTGCGACCAACGGACATTGGTCGCGTCGAAGAGAGCCGTCGAGGCTCGGCGGATGATCTCGGACGCGAGCACGGCGGCGATCAGCCCTGCAGCGCTTCGGCGAGTTTCGCCTGCAGCGTCTTGAGCGACGGATTGCCGGCTACGTGTATGTTGCGCCCTTCGAGCAGGCGGCGCAGCTCGGCCTTGTCGGTGATGGCGTAGACGTCATCGACCGTCAGAACGATGCCGGCGCCCTGGTCTCCGCTGTTCTGCGACGGCTCCGGCTTGGTCTCGGCCTTCGCCTTCGGCGTGCGCACGATCTCGGGGGCGTCGCACGGCTCCATGTCGACGCGCTTCGCGAGCGTTTCGGTCCAGACGTAGATCGAACCGTCGTCCTTGCGGCGCAGGTACTTCGTAGTCATCGCGGCAACTCCTTTGCCTCGAAAACAGCGCCGGCGGCGTCACGCCGGCGCGTGCCCCAGATTGGATCGGTCAGGGATTGCAGTCGATCACCACCGCCCAGAAATCGACCAGCGCGTTGTCGAGCGCGTTGGTGGCGACGTAGTCGATCGTGTCGGCATCGGCATAGAACTTGCCGTTCGAGTAACCCGCGACCGTGTTCGGCGTGCCCTCGGTGAGCGCCAGCGCGGACGACTGGAAGCCGGTCGAATTGAGGTTCGACGCCGCGACATAGCCGTCCGGATCCGAGCCGTCGCCGAGCGTGCCGGCCGCGGTGCCGCCTTCGGCGCGGATCGTGTTGTGCCCGGCCTTCAGCACGAAGAAGCCGGCCGGGACGTTGAGCACCTGCGCGGTGTCGCCGGCGCCCAGCTGATTCTCCGGCAGCGAGAAGTCGATCTTCCGGTGCAGCACGAAGATCTTGTTGAGACCATCGATCGACGCGCCCTGCGTGCCTCCGACAGTCAGGTCCTTGGTGGTAGCCATAACAGGTTCCTTTCCGTTGTGGGTGGCGATGGGTGATGCCGAGCACGCGGCCCGGCCTCACCGGCGGTCGATCAGCCCTTGGTGATGTAGAGGTGGACCATGCCCTCGTCTTTGATCGTCTCGTAGCCGTAGACCACGAGCGAGCGAGCGAACCAGCCGAACGTCGATTCGGCCTGGAAGGTGCGGCTTTCGGTCAGCTGCGCCGCGAACGTCAGCGCGTCGCGATGGCATGCGAGAGCGTTCCAGACCGTAGCCGAGCCGTCGATCACGCTCGACAGGCTGTTCGACTGGAAGATCTCCATGTTGTCGATCATGCCGATGCGGCCGTTGCGCAGCATCGATGTGCCATCACCCGAAAGCGAAGCGTCCTTCAGCTCCGACTTCTTGATGAGGTTCGTTGCCCACGCGGGCAGCACGACCTTGCGCTGGTCTTCCGGCACGTCCTGCTCGGCGAACACCTGGCCGACGTCCACCAGCACCTCGACGATGTTCGACTTCGTGAGCGCCAGCGGCGCGCCAGCGGCGCCGAGGTTGATGTTGCGGCTGATCTTGCCGGCGTTCGCGCCCTTGTTGTAAGGGTGCGCGTCCGCGTACACGTCGGCGAGGATGCGGCGATCCTGGGCGATCGCGAGCTTCTTGCCGGCGTGCGCCGTCCACTTGTTGAGGTAGTCGAGGTCAGACTGGAACTTGTCGATGTCGTCGATGGCGATGTTGAAGTACTGCGCCTGATCGATGACGAGCTCGATCTTGCCCGGGTTCGGATGCTGAATCTTCAGCGCCGTACCCTTTTCGTAGTCGTGGATCTCGATGTCGGGCAGCGTCCGGATGTGGACCTTGTCGCCCGCCTTGCGGATCTCGCCCTCGTAGTCGGTGTTGGCGATGGCGCCGAACACCGTGGCCGTGTAGTACTCGACCAGCATCTTGCCCGACCAGATTTCGGGCGTGTAAACACCCGAATGCTGCGGGACGCCGGCTCCTGCGGGGATCATGACGAACTCCTTTTCGTGAGATCACGGGCCTTCCATGGCCCAGGACTCAGGAACGTCGCCTAGCGGATGCGCCCCTCGGCGCGCGCCTTGACGATTTCCCGTTCGATTTCCTGCGCTTTGTCGCGCGGGATGTTTCCCTTCGCGACGTCCGCGTAGAACTTGCGGATCTCCGCCTCCGTCCAGAGCTTCTTCGAGCCGGCGGCGGGTGCCGCAGAGCGCCCCGATGGCGCGGGAACCTGCAGGTGAGCACGGGGATCGGCCGCTGGCGCGGGCGCTGACGTCGGATCGACGGGCGGGACGGGATCGGCGACGGGCTGTCCGAGCCCGCACATCTCCTTGAACGCCTCGAAGAATCCGGCCACCGCCTCGAGATCGCCGTCGCGATACGCCTCGGCGATGAGTTCCTGCCGTGGGCGCCGCGCGAAGCGGTCGCGCTCGGCGAGAAACGCACGCCAGCGTTCGTCTTCGTCGATCTGCTGCCAGTCGGGTACGCGTTCGGTCAGCGCGCGCATGAACGCGTCGCGCCTCTCTCTTTCGCGCTCGACCGCCAACCGCTGGGCCGTCTTTGTCGCTGCTTCTGCCTGTTCCTTGACCGGCTCGATGTCCTTACCGAGATCCGTGCGGATGCCCGAGACCTGCTCGACCAGCGCGGCCATCATGGCGTCGGCGGCTTCCTGACCGACCGCCTCGACGAGTGCCGGCGGTGCCGTCACGTGTCTTGGCTCCGGTAAAGGCGCCGGCGCCGGTGGCGTCGCGATCTGCTTGGCCTTGAGCTCAGCCAGTTCGTTGGCGAGGGCTTCAATCCGGTCGTTCGCTGCCCTCAGATCCTTCTGCAGCCGCGGAACGTCCGCGTTGTACATGCCCTGGAGCGTGTGATATTTCGCTTTCCAGTCCGTGCGGTCCTGCGCAGGCTGTGCCGGCGGGTGCGGCGGTGCGGGTGAAGGTTCACCCGACGACGGCGTCGGCTCCTGCAACGGATCACTCGGCGTCGGTGCTGGCGCTGCGGTGCCCTCGTCGGGCTTCTCCGGCGCCGCCGCGGCGGCTGTACGTTCGGCAAGCGCCTGTTCGGCGCGTTCTCCGGCTTCCTGAACCTGCTTCGGCAGCTTGGTGGTCATCGGTTGTCCCTGTGGTCCGCGTTGCGCGGTGTCCGTCGGTTAGGTGAGTCCTGATCTCACCGACTGACGCTTTGCGAGCGCATCGCGCGCGCCTTGCGCCAGGTTCAACAACTCGCCGGCGAGCATCGAGCATCCTTGCGCCCTACCCATCGACGTGAGATCGGTCGCCGTCTCCATCGCCTCGCGTGCCGCTTCCCTGCGACGTTCGAGCTCTTCCACGATCGGCCTCAACGAGGGATCGGAATTGAGCCGCGCGAAGGCTTGTAAGACGTCGTCTCCGACCATCGCGGCGCATCGTGCCGACGACGCGCGCGCACCGGTAGTGAATTACGCGGCTTGCCGGAACAGCGAATGCTCGACGCCGCCCGCCGGGTTGCCGGCGACGTCGAGCGCACCCGGCGACGGTAGCGAGCCAGGCGCGGCGGGCATCGTCTGCTGCATCGCAGCGTGCCGCATGTTCGCCATCATCTCGTCGCGCGACGGGAGGATGTCGTCTGGGTTGTAGTCTAGCGACCTCAGCGCACCGCGTAGCAGCTCAGCGCGGCCGAGCTGGCCGATGATCTTCGAGTCGATCGGATTCGCGGATTGCGCGAGGAACTGCGCTCGGCGCATCTGCATCTGCTCCTTCGCGACGAGCGACGCAGTGCCGCGCGCCTCGATGTTCGCGTCGCCCTTCACGTCCGGGTTGTCCTCGTAGAGCATGATGTACGTGTGCATCCGCTTCACGCTGCCCTCGATCATCCGGTCGATGCCGGCGAAGATGCGCTTGATCTGCCGTGCGCTGGCCGTCATGAGCATCGAGAGGCCGGACGCTGTGCCGGCGGCGCCATTGGTCGGGTTGATGCCCTGATCGAACTTCGGGATGCCCGAATAGTCGTCGGCGAGGCCGCTGAAGTACTGGTAGACCTTCAGTAGCTGCCCGGCGATCGGATCGGGCTGGTGGAAGCGAACAGCGGGGGACGGCGTCGTCGTCTTGTTCGCCTTCGTCTGGAACAGACGCCACGGATAGATCTGCGTCGGGTCTTCGGCGACTTCCTTGCCATTCCGTTGCCGGCAGGACACGGACCGTAAGTGTAACCGCGGGCACATTTGCAGCATGCCATTGTGGGCCAAGCACCCGCTGATCTAATGCCGCACGCGCTGTGGCGTCGATGCTTCAGCGTGCGCCGTTGACGTTCACAGCGCTGTACATGTTCTCAGGGCAGCGACATCTCGCGCCGCATGAATTCGTCGAACAGGGGCACGGTGAAGGCAACTTGTGACCGTGTTCCGGTGCGGTCATCCCCTCCTTGATCAGGTTTTCGCGCGTCGGCCCCAAGCTTCGGGCGTTGCGATTCATCGCCTTGGCAACATTGGATGAGCGCTGCGGGCTACGTCTCCGGGGCAAGTTGTTCAAGTTCGAGTTCGGCCAATTCGGTTGTACGCGGACGAACAAGCAACGGGTACTTTCGGCCAAAAGCGGCCATACTACTTTGCCGCCGAACGTCTGCTTTTTATAATTCAGCATTGGCGCCGCTCAGTTGCGCCAACGCCCGAGGTAACCTGCACGAAGACCGCGTAGCGGGGATTTGCGTCCGGTTGACCGAGTTGTTAGACCTGGCGAATTCAAGAACTAAGTGCACAACGCCCCGCCTGGAATCTGAGCAAGGCGATCTGGGACACTGACGATGAACCTTTTCCGGCAAGAAGAGAGTCATCGCCATGACGTATCGCCAGATCACCTCTGGGGAGAGGTATATGCTCGCGGCCTTGCGAACGCAAGGGCATAGCGCATCGGAGATCGCGCGAGCACTGGGGCGCCACCCCAGCAGCATCTCGCGAGAGATCCGTCGCAACGCCTGCCATGACGGTGCGTACCGTCCCAGCAAGGCGGATCGCCGCACGCGCGGCCGGCGCTCGCGCTCTCGCCGCCACAGGCGATTTGGCCCTGAGGACTTTCGCCGTGTCGAGGGTCTGCTCCCGCACCTGTGGAGCCCCGAACAAATCTCGGCGTGGCTGAAACGCCAAGGCATGCTGTCGATCAGCCACGAGACGATCTACCAGTACATCTGGCGCAACAAACGCCGTGGTGGGCGGCTATATACGTACCTGCGTTGCGCCGGCAAGCAACGGCGCAAGCGTTACGGCCACTACGACAGCCGTGGCCGTCTGGCTGGCAAACGGCACATCAGCGAGCGGCCTGCGAGCGTGGAGGATCGCAGCGAACCCGGACACTGGGAGATCGACACCGTCCTGGGCACCGGAAGCAAGGACTGCATCGTCACCCTGGTGGAGCGCAAGACCGGCTACACCCTCATTGGAAAACTGCCTGACCGCAGCAAAACCGAACTGACCAAGCGAGCTGTGTGGCTGATCCGCAAGCACCTTGACCAGTGCCTGACCATAACGGCCGACAACGGCACCGAGTTCCACGATTACAAACGGATCGAAGAACAGACCGGCGTGTGCTTCTACTTCGCTAATCCGCACCATTCATGGGAACGCGGGACCAACGAGAACACCAATGGACGATCCGACAATACCTGCCCAAGGGCATGAGCATGGAGTCAGTCACGCAAGGAGATTGCACCCTGATCTCCCATTCCCTCAACCACCGACCGAGGAAACGACTGGGGTTCAAAAGCCCCAAGGAGTGCTTCAATGAAAGCTGATCAACTGTGCACTTCAAACTTGATGCTACGCCGGATAATCGAACGTCGTTGCACTGGCGTCCTCCAACACATTGCCATATAGACCCCACTCTGACTGATCCTCTGCAGCGGCAAAGACAAACCAAAGCGCGGAAATCCGCAGGGACGGCATTGTGAGTCCTCTTGGCGGAAGCCTACCCCGGCGGTTGAGAAAGACCGCGACGGTTAGTGACGCAGATGAATACTTGGCCAAACCATCAACGAGGCCTTGTAGTGTGGCCAGACCGTTTAACGACTCCGGGACAAGCTCTTTGAGTTGAACAGGAGCGAAGTGCCGACCTTCGTCAGACTCCCATGTTGCAATGAAGTCGTAATCGGACGCTTCCATTGGGCAAAAACGCATCGGCAGCCCGATACGTTTTGACATGCCGTAGCAGAAGAGCGCGGCTTGACGGTACTCGCGTGGCCCCTTTAAAGCGTTTGTTCGCAGGTGCTTTACATGAGGCGGAATATCGGACGTAGCGACAGCGAGCTCGACAGCACGAAACTCGCGCAGCGCAACTTCAGGATCGCGATACACAAGCTTTGCTGCTTCGTTGAGCGCTGCGCGATCCATATGCGGCCTAACGCCAAGTAGACCCCAGAATCGGGGTGTGCACCGGATGTTCAGCTTCAT